ACTCTGCCACAATTGGAATAGATAAGCCCATTAGCGCAATCCGCCTTGTATCTCTGTTTGAGTTTTCTCAATCATCGCCACCATTGCCTGCTCTATTCCGCGCCGCGCTTTATAAACGGCAGGGCCAATAAGACGTGTACGACCTGCACCAACAAAACCAAGTTGATTGCCAAGTTTGTTTGCGTTGGCTCGACCAGCGGTCTCAAAGATTGCTGCCGCAGGGTCTTTTTGCTCAATCAAAATTACGCCAACAGCGTTACGCCGGCTGTCAAATTTAACTTGAACACCTTTTGTGGCTTTATCAACTTTAAATGGGAACAGTTGACGGCCTCGACTAGCCCAACCGTATTGCATACCAGATAACGGCACTTGTGTATAAACGGCTTTAGCCGCAACAACGGCTGGTTGTGCAATAGATATTGCATCGGCTTTAAATTCTTTTTGCAACGATGGGTCAATAGCACGCAAAGCGTTGATGGTGTCTTTAACTCCTGCTACTTGAATTGTTGCTGATGCCGACATTGTTACCGCTTCCGTTGCTCGTTTATAACTGTAATCACTGTGAGCAAGTCGCGTGCGCCAAACACTATTTGTTGTTCAGGCCAAAAACCTGTTGCGGCACAAACTTCGGCTAGTTGCCGTCGATAAGTGCCGCGTCCGTAGGGTTTGGGTTTGTCATGTCCGCTTCTGGCAGAATACTCATTTCTGGGTTTTCTTCAAGCCATTTCATGTAATCATCAGGCAATTTCTCGCCTTTGACCTTTAGCAATGTGTATGCCCAAAATGACCAATCGCGCCAACCTGATTGCTCTGCGTCCATAGGCTTTTTGTTAAATTTTTCTTCCCACAACGCTGTACTAAACAGTGTGGTGTAAAGGTATTCTGGCTCTGCATTGACGGTACGAGTTAACTTAAGTTTGATGCGCATATTGCCTGCCTTGTGTCGGGCCGTTGCCGGCTGTGATTGGTTACGCTACAGCCACGCTGTACACGCCCCCCGTAAATACCAAATCTATGGTATCTAAAGATCCGAGCGCGGCATTTACGATTGGTAGCGTTTCTAAATAGCAACCCGTCAGTGTTGACTCTGGGTTTGTTGCGCTAGTAGCTGCACTTGTTGGCTTAATCTTGACGGTTGTAGATGTGCCCACTAGTGCGGCCAATGTTGCGTAAGTCTCTGACGCAGCAAAACTGTTGTACATGGTCAAAGTCAATGTGCTGTTTTCTAGACCAGCAACATAAACGCGTGCGGTCTTGCCAAACGATGTGCTTTCCAATGCCTCGATCACGCGGGTTAAGTTGGCAGAGCTGCACTGGTCTGTCATGTCAACTGCGTTAACTGTGACAAGTGGGTTTGATAGGTAAGTACTGGTGGCCATCTGGGTTACTCCTCGTTAGGTTCTGTATTAGTTTTAGCACTTTTCTTAGTCTTAGGTGTGGATTGCTCAACAATAAAACCGCCAAAGAGTAGTGCTTCTACGTTGATGCCCTCTGCAGGCGTGTACAAGTCTCCCACAACGCCAAGTTTGCTGGAAACTATTAGGTATGTCATGCGGTTTGTGCCTGCACTTTCACTGTTAGGTCATAGCAAGGGTACGATGCGCCGCCAATGTCCAAAGACCCCGGCTGACCAGACAAAACAATTACAGGCGAGCCAAGCACTTTCGCTGTAATGCTCAAAATGTCTCGTAGCACTGGCAACCCTGCAGGCCCAGAGCCAACAACTTTGATAGGGAAATCCATTGTCACAATGTTGCCGTTGCCAGCGTAAGTCGTGAAACTAGGCGCTTGGACGAACACACAGTTGGGCACAAGGCGTGTTGGGTCAGTTACACAGCGGATGCCACTAACGGCCGTTAGAGAGGCTGCTAGATCGTCTATGGCCTCGTTTAACAGGTCGGTGTAAGCCATTAGGCAACCGCTGGTCGGGGGATGCCCAACAATTGCTTAACGATTGGTGTCAATGATTGTTGGGTTGGTGTACCCATTGTGTCAAACGCGGCAAACGCGGTTTCTATTGACCCTCGACTACGCCATAGAGCTGCGGCATACATGAGCGTGCCTAGCGTGACATCCGTGCCCGGTGAAGTGCTTAATCCGTCGTGGTAGCCAGACTCTTGACGCCTACGGTAACAAAACACATTGGCGGCGTTTGTGGCTTGTGTAGCAAGCGTGTAATCGTCTGATGGGTTTGTAATTGTTACCCCCAAATATGTGACCAGATCGGCAACGGTAATCCAAGTACATAGTTGCGTGTAAACAACAGTGCCAGCGTAATCAACTACATAGTTAACATTTGTGCCAGTGGCGGCGTAAATGATTTGGTTTGGTCGAGAGACGTTTGCGTCAAACTCAAATTCGCCTGTGGTTGTATCCACCCCAATAAATTCATATTGGGGCAGATCAAGCACTTTGAATGTGCCGTTGAAAGGCGCAGCCAATCCACTAACTGTGATGTTTTCGCCTATAGCAATTTCTGTTTGTTCTAACGTGCTGATGCACGCGTAGTTAGAGAGGAGTTGCTTGCTTGCTGTTGTGTAACTTGACATGGCGGTAAGGCCGCCTTCCGACTAAGCCTGTGTGATTTTTTGGATCATGTTGGCGTTTGCTTTAAATGTGCAGAAGTATCCATGTGTGGAAATTCCGCGAGTGAGGGTAGATGGGTTGTCAACTGACAAAATGCCCTTCTGTTCCTCATAGATTTCAAAGCCAATGTCTTTCATAATGACCATTGTCTTTGTAGCAAAGTTGTTATCAACAACCATCTTGAGACCAAGTGGGCCAGTGTTTGCCCAATCGGTAACGCTTGCTTGTCCAAGTGTGTTTTGTCCAGCAAGACCTGGGCCGTTGACATAACCAAAGATTGGTCGGCCAGCGGTGTCAACGAGCTGTTGTACTGCACCCCAAGTGTCTGGGCTAACAAACATGTGCGTTGGCAAGTAGTTTGTTGCGTTCAATGTGACGATTGCGGCGTCATAGATTGACTTCAACAAGTCGGTGACTGACAAGTCCCAAACGCCAGCGGATGTTGCTGCAGTCAACAAGTTGTCTGCTGCTTCGTTGTCGGTTGCAATCATGTATTCGCCAAGCATGTCGTTGATAACGATTTGCAACGCGGCTGGGTCTGTGAAGTCGATTGTCTGGTAACTGATGTTTTGGTATGCAGCAAATGTCTTTTTGGTAACAGTGTTGTTTGCAACAACCATTGTGGTTGCTGATGCAGCTGCACCTTCCGTTTGTGATGCGGCAGTTGTGTGCGTTGTGATCGTTGGACGGTTGAAAGTTGCTGATGGTGTCGATGGCATTGCGCGTGCACCCAAAGCATTTACAACTGGACGCATGAAGTTCAGATCCTGAAAAACTGGACCGAGTTCAACTTGGGTCAAGAGACCGGGCACGCTTGTAAGAAATTCATCGCCTGCAGCTGCTTTAACTGTTGGTACTTTGTGGTAGTCGTTGTAATCTTTGAAGTTCTGTTGAGCCTTGACCCATGAGTCTCCACCTTGGTGAAATGACGCAATGTAATCCCAACGTGACATCAAACGTGGTTCGCGCTTCACTGATGCGGTAATTGGCTCTGTTGGAATGATGACTTCTGGTGCTGCTACTTCGCTCATGGTTTCTGTCTCCTGTGTAGGTTCTGTTTCTATAGTACTTATTTCTGGCTCATCTTGGTGGATACTCGCCGCCACTTGCGTGATGACGCTTCCCTCAAATGCTGGCTGGCTGACAAGACTTAATTCTTGCCATTTGGCTGACTCAATAACCATGACGCCGTTATCGTCGTGCCATTTAACTGGCTGTACGCCAACCGATACTGCGTCAATTGTGCCGTCGCTGGCCAAGATCATGGCTTCATCACCCAGACGGGTTGCCGATACTTTGGCTACAAACAGCATTGCGTCTGGTGTATCTAGGCGCTCGACCACTTGGCCAATGATTTGGGTTGAGTCGTGTTGCATGTAAAGTTTTGGGTTTTTGCCTTCGGCTGATAATGAGCCGGGCATAAAGCGCACTTGTGTGCCGTCTGAAACGGTTGCGGTTTTGCCGTACTCGACTGCGACACCAGAGATTTGGCGGCGTGGTGCGTCACCAGCTGCGGCGTCAACAGTGAACGTTGTTTCTGGTATAAGTCTGATCATGATGGTAATGTTACTCCCATAGGTGTGGCCATGTCTGGCATTTGTGGTGTTGCGTATTCGTTGATTAGGTAATCCTCGTAATCAAACTCAACGTATGTGCCGTTAGGCAAAACATTGTTTTGGCTTAGCGTGCTGGTGATGCACTCGGCATATGCTTTTGCGCCAAATGTCCAAAGATCGGCGCGTGCGCCATCGTTGCTGACATAAGAGTACGAGCCGACATCACATCCAACAAGGTAGAAAGGTACGTTGCAAATTCGTGCCATCTCTTTGGCTTGAAATTCTGCAGAGTCAATTAACAACATTTTGTCTGGGCTGGTAGCCGTTTCTG